TATTGTAAAGCCTCGAATGTTGGATAACTTACAACAGGATAATCAATTTTAGGTTTGTCAATAATATCTAAAGTTGTTGGATATTGCTCCCATGTTCTTGTTTTGGGAATATAAATTTCTTTAATTTTTATCTGTGGTATTTCAATTCTTGGAATCTTAATTATTTCCATTTTCCTTCAGTTTCCCAGTATATATTTTCTTTTTTTTGTTTTTCTATGTAATCCCAAAACCATTTATTAGGGTCTTCTCTCTGGATTAATTTTTTTTTTCTGGTAGCTGCACAGATGGCCCTGTAAAATCTGGTATCTTATCTCCCATAACATCTGGTAATTTATTTTCAAGACTTCCCATGATCTTGTTTTTCAAAGTCCTCTCAAACTCAGGGCTTCCCATATAGCGAATTGCAACATATCCAAAAGCAGCCATTGAAACTGACATTAAGAATGACAAAATAGAAATGACTTTAATAATACGATCAAACATGATTAAAGAAGCAATACTGAAAGCAATCTCTCACACCTTAATTATATCAATGCTGTTAATTATTCCCACTCTTGGGCCTTTGTACATTTTGGGTGGAATGATGACCAGACAGATGCAAGATAAAACTTATTAAGACCAAGCAACACCTGTTGTCTGAACTGGTGTGTTTTTTAAATCTATTTCAGATTTTAAACTTGCTTCAATAGCAGCAACTTCATCGGTTCCAATACTATTTTTTACCCAAGTTATCATTGTTGCTTGATTTGGTGTTTTAGCAGAGGTATCAAAAGCAATGAAGTCTGAAGGTAATGACTCTGGTTTTGTAAATATAACTTCACCAGTACGTCTTGCCTTTTCCTCTGATCCATCCATTCCTTTTACTCTGTAAACAATATTTGTAAAATAACCATCCGAAACGTCACGTTTTGAGCAAGTGCCGTTTATCTCCCAAGTGTAAGTAATAGCCATGATAGAAATTTAAAATTAATTTGATTTTAGTATTTGTGATGTTTCAACACCATCTATTTGTGAAAGAATTTTGATTGCACCCTGATCTTCAATTATTGGTTGAACAAGGCTCTGAGCTTCATTTCTAAGCATTTGTATTTCTTGTACTATTTTTATGGCTTCCTGATTATCTTTTTCTTTTTGTTCTATTTCTTGATTTAAAAGTTGAGCTTTTTTTAAATTATTATCAAGACGTTGCTTTGTCTCATCATATTGTTGTTGTGATGTTGGCATAAAATTAATTTAAAGTAATCCCATTTTACTAAGCTGCTTCTAACGCTGCAACTTTAGCTTCTAATTCTTGAATTGCTTTCATTAAATAAACAACCATTCCAGAAGGATTAAATCCATATTTATCAGTTTCTGGATCTATTGGGTAAGCCTCTGGAAATTGGTCAGCCAAATCCTGTGCAATAAAACCTTTATGTTTTTGATCAGTATTTTCTTCCTGTAAGAAATTAAACTTTTGTGCATTTAAATTTTTAAATGAAGTTAATATTGTTTCTGTCCAATTTTCAAAGTTTTTCTTAAGTGTTCTATCTGATGAGCCTGTTGAATAGAAGGTATCTGAATTATTAAAGAAAATTTTTCCTACTTGAGATCCTGCCGTTTTAAATTGAACAGCAGTTGTATTTGTACCACCAGTATTTCTTGAAAAAAGAACAGAGCTTCCAACTGCCATCTGGGTAACTCCAGAACTATCTATGACTACACGTTGTGTATTTCCTGTAAAAAATTCATGTTGTGAGTTTCCTATGTTTTGACGATAAAAGTCACCAGAATCAAACTCGAAAATCATATCATTTTCACCATCTCTAAATCTTATATTTCTATTAGATTGCCCTTGAAATGTTATTACTTTATCAATTAGATTAATTCCAGTTGAGTTAGTTTCCATTTTTTCACTGCCATCAAAACGTAATTCAACTTTAGAATTTTCAATAAATCTTGCTTGAATTTCATTATTTGCAGCATTATTTATACTTATAGTGCTACCTGTTAAATTTAATTGCCCAGTACCAGTGTCTTGAATATAAGAGTCTGAACTGTCATGAAAAATAACAAGGTCATCGCCTGCTCCAAATTTTGCTTTTGCATTATCAGCAAACTCAAGAGCACTATCTGATTTATCAAAAACTATATTTGCACTTGCTCCTGTAAAAGTTACGTCCTCATTAAAATTACTTGCAGCATCTACATCAACTCCACCAGCTAAAGTAAATAAATTTATCCATGCATTATTAGCAGAGTTTCTAATTTTTAATATATTAGCCGTTGTATCAGCCCACCATTGATACGCATAAGTAGTGGCTGGACTAGATGAGTTTGAGTTATTACTAACGATTGCAGCAAGGGCATTATTTAAGTCTGTTCTGAAGCTGGCTCCCGACTGATTTGAGAGAATATAATCATGTGTGGGCATTTCTTAGTTATACCAATGGATTTGAAGATTATTTAATTATATTTTTTAAAGTAAATTACAGGTAAAAAGTAATAACAATAAAAAATAAACTAATATTTAAATTTATTCTACCCATTTTTTTGATATTTACCAAATCAACCAGCATTTCTTAACCACCTTTACCAAACCCGATTGCAGTATATTTAAAACTTAAATCTTTGAAATTATTACTTCCGTCTCTTGTTTCAATTACAAATTGATTACCTGTTACAGATGTTATTTTAAAATAATCACCCGAAACAGCACCATTTAATGTTATTCCAATACTAGGTGCAAAAGCTGTTGTACTTCCTCCAAGAGATCCAGTACCCGCAAAGAATGGATTACCAAATGTAACTGTCTTAGCTGAACCAGTTGTTGCACATTGACTAGCTATAGCACTATTGACAGTTTCTGTTCTACGTTTAACACTTGCTTCAAATCCAAGTTCAGAAACATTAATATTTTGTGCAGGGTCATTTGATTCAAGCTCACACTTAAATTTAAATCCTCTTGCTGTATATTCTCCATTAGCAAAAGTATTAAATTGAGTAAAGTTTGCTCCATAAGTACATGAAGTTCCGCTTGATATTGTTGCACTAGCACTCGCTGTCACTGTAAATGTGTTTGCATTTGGTACTGTTTGGATTTCATAATTACCATCTGTTGCTGATCCAGCCGTAAAATCTATTACAACAAAATCTCCTACAGAATATCCATGCGATGTCTTTGTAATAGTAATGGTTGTACCACTTTGTTCATAAGTAGCCGAAACAGAAGTTGCTGGGTCAATATCTGTTGTTGCGACTAAAAGTTTTGCATTTACATCTTCTGCCAAAGCACCGTCAAATTCAGTCCATGTGTCAATGTTTGCAGTTCTCGAATCAATCAAATCGTTTGGTAAAATTCCAGAGGTAACAAATCTTCTTTTGAGCATTAAATTAAATTTTGCTCCAAGATCAACCTTGTTTTGAAATTCGTATGTTCCAGATGAATGAATAGGACCTAAAAAATCAAAGCTTGATATATCATCTATATTTTGCGTGACATCATCAATAGAAAAAGTGCCATCTAATAACAATCCATCTAAATCTGCATCATAAAAAGTATTTACTTTATTTCCTTGAAATGGTGGTGAGTCAGTATCCTCTCTTTCTGTAAGAATGATTTGATTAGGTTGTGGGTCTGGTTGAGTGACAATTATTTTTGCGGCGTTATTTGATCTGCGACCACCATCATCAATGAATTTGATTAAATAAGTTCCGGTTAATGCAGGGACAAGTGTTTCTGTAATATTACCTGCAAGTTTTGGTATAATTTCAGTTGCATTTGTAAATGTTGCCACTGCTGGATCAACAGAGGGAGTATGCCTTACTGAAACTGTGCCTCCATGCAAAACGTCAACGGAGGTAGATGGGTTAAAACGTAGTCGTACAAACTGATCTGAGACAGGTTCGATTGTTAATCCTGATGGATCTTCTGGTAAAGCAGTTTTACCAATAGTAGTAAATGAGGTTGTTGAAGGCTGTGTGCTTGGTTTTCCTAATGCGTTAAAACTAAAAACTCGTACTTCATAGGTTCCAGCTTTTGTTTCAAAAATTGTAAAATCTGGTCTTGTTACTCGTTCACTAATCAGATTCTCATTTTTAAATCTATATTGAACCATATATTCTGTAACACCCTGCACTGGTTCCCATTGAATAAATAATTTAGAAACAGCACGATTATTTATAACAACAATTTGCTCAGAACCTTGTAAATTACTTGGTGCTGGTTTTAATTGCGTTAAAGTTGTGATTGTCCTTGTTGTCAATGTTGAACCGTCTTCAACAGAATCATATTTTGAAGAATTAAATGCCACAGCAGTAACTTGATAAGCTAAACCACTAACCTCAGTTACACCAATAACTCTAAAAGTTTGAAGCTGAACCGTTGTATTTTCTATAACCCAAACTGAGTTTGATTGTGGAACAGAGCTAAATGCTGAAGAAACTGTGATTGTGGTTCCAGAAATAGAACTTATTGACCTTGTTTCTAATGTTCCATCTGACAAAATTACTGATAATGTAGCTGAATCTGTTGATGCTAAATCTGTATTGTTTTCATCATCAACTACAATTTGTGTTGTAGATACTCCTGTTTTTATTCTTCCGCCTCTTCTAACACCAGCCCTTAATGGATCTGCAATTTGAATAACTTGTGAAGGACGTACCAAAACACCAGCTTCCAAAGAAGTAACGAAGTTAACAACCTCGCCTTCATTGTTTTGAGTGTGTAAAAACCATTTTCCGAGTCTGGCAGCTTGACCCCTTGATGTAACAGCGATACCTTTTAAATTTTTAACAACAACTCCAAACTTTGCTTGTAATGCAGTATCTTCTACAGTTTCATATTCAATCGTCCTTGTTTCCATATCGAAATAAGCAACATTTACAACGGTATGTTTTGTTCTAATTGAGCTATTTGTATATGTGAAACCAGCTTCAGTTACGTTTGATAAATTAAATAAATAAGATGCGTCTGTTGGTCTATCTTGTCCAAGAGCTACAGTTCCAGCACTATAAAAAGGCATTGCCCTCATACAACTGCAAAGTTCATTTATCAAGTTGTAAGCCTGTTTTTGATTCTGAATAACCACGTTGCATGAAAAACGTGGCTCAGTATTACCTGTACCTGTCATGTCATCAACTAATTCTGATGCGTAAACAGATGCACTGTAAAAACTAAAAACATCTAAATTTGAAGTGTCTATCTGATCTCCGAATCCTTTTGATGTTGTTAAAAGATCATATAGTATCCATGCTGGATCGTTTGAATATTCTTTATCAGTTTTAAATGTTCCATTAAAAGTACCGCTATAACTAATCGAACCATCAGACCTGACAGTACCATTATGCGGTATTTTTATCTTTGTTCCTCTTACGCGGTATGACCGTCTTGGTGTTGAAGGAAAGGTCTTAGCATCAAACCTCAAAGCAACATAAGCAGAATTAGCAAAAGTTGATTGTGAATTTATTATTTCTGTATAATTTGTAAAAATAAAACTATTTCTTAGTGTATTTTCGGTACTATCTGCTGTGACTCTATTTACTCTTACTGTAACAGGGAAACTTGTTCCAGTAGGTAAGTTAACTTTATAATCTCTAAAATATGCACTTGCAGTCCTTCCTTTGACAGTATCAGTTATAACAGTTTGTGTAGTCCCATCATTTTCAATTGTTTGAATATTTAAAGTAACCTCTGCCCCATCAATATCTCCATCATCTAAAAACTCTTGTAATTCTGAAAAAGCAATCGTCACTCTAACTGCATTAACTGAAGTATCTGTAATACTGACAGACACAGGTGAGCTAGTTGTGACAGTTTGACTTACAGAAAATTCTGTTTCTTGTTCTGTAATTGCTTGAATAGCTGTTTGATTAGATGTTCCAAATCTAGGTTCAAAAGAGACATTTTGAAAATTAAAATCTCCATCTGTAGGACTTGTTCCAGCCGATTGTTGTAAAACTTGAGTACCGTTTAAAAATACATCTTTGAGTGCTGAAGTGTTATATTCAGTTGAACCTTTACTTCCTGTTGCACTTGGAAAACCCTCAATTTCTCCTTCACCTAACAATTCCATAAGTGTTTGAAATTGCTTTGATGCAAGTACGTTACTTGGAATATTTGGATCTGTAAGATCAGATGGAATACCTATTAAAGTCATGCAGCAGTGCCTTCTATTTGTACAGTATCAATACCAGCACTTATAACAACTGATCCAGTAAAAACCTCACCATATATTATTGGAACAGCAACACCAGCCCTAGAGATATTAGTTATAGCTGAAAATCCAAATGAATTTTGCGCTCTTTGATCTGGAACTACAACATCATTTTGTGGAATAGGGTCAACAACTTCAACAGGTGGAGCGATCTCAGGTGTTGGGGCAATTAAAGAAGTAATACCCTCTACAGCAACATCAGTGACAACAGCAGTAGCAATACTTCCTATAACCCCTGAAGTTCCCACTTCCGCAGCAATAGCACCAGCCGTAGAAACAACAGCACCAGCAGCCGTATTTGCAACGGTAGCAACCGTTCCTATTGCAGCCCCAGCAGCAGTATTTGCAGCAGACAAAATACCCCCAGCAACGGAAGTAACTGCGGTAGCAGCCGTAGAAACTACAGCAACACCAGCAGAAACAACACTTCCTACAATTGCAAAAAGTGGCCCAGATCCAGTTGCAACAGGGATAATTTGAATATCTCCCTTACCTTTCATTGATAAAAAATCAAGAGTTATATCATTATTATTCATTTTAATTTTGTAATATTGTTTGCACATATGTTCTTCTACTTCTGGATAATTACAAAGTAAAAATCTTACTGCCTCGGCTGGACTTGAAACAGCCGCCTCAAAATAGGAAGATCCTAAAAATTTTCTTAACTTACCATATACTCTGATTTTTTTAAGCTGCATATCTATAAACCTCTTTTGTCTTTTTTATATATTGTAAATCATAAATTTCTCGACAACTTAATTTTTTAAGAGTGTGATGAAAAATTGTTTGATCTCCAATGTATAATGCAACGTGATTTAATTTATTAAATATCCCCTCCATGAGTAAAATGTCGTTTGGTTGTATATCGTTAACATCTACTTTTTTAAAACCTGATTCTGTTAAAACTTTTGAAAAATATGGATTTTGCGCAAATGATTTTAAATCTTTTGGTCTAGGCCAATTTTTCAACTTTAAGTTGTGTTTTTCTTCAAAATAATCCCAAATTAAAGAAAGGCAATCTTGTTTTCCCCAGATCCAAGTTCGCCCATACAAAGATGATTTAAAATTAAAAGGCTTAAAATTACACCATTCCTTTGTCATAGGACTATAAATAAACCATTCCAGACCTAAATAATCACAACTAGCTTTGTCATTGTCAGATGGTGTTGCAGGATCATTAGGGTGTGAATGTACAACCCCTATTATCTCTCCTGTATCTTCACATTCAGCCCAATCATCAGGATCTATCACAAAATATTCAAATCCCGTTTCTGCAATATTTTTACAAGGCCAATAAGTTTTTTCTCCTTTGATAATTGCCAGCAATCCACATGATTCTTGTGGCATACATTCTTCAGCATGTTTTACAGCTTGATCTTTCCAAGTCATGCGTTTATAAAGCTACCCACAGCAGGGAAATCTTTTTTTGTAACTTGACGTTTTGGCGCACGAACCGATTGTAAATCAAGAGCCGAGGTAAGTTCAAACTGTACAATATTTCTATTTTCAAGTGTTTTTCTGTTTATAAAATATATTTCCTGTGGTAACTCTGCTGTGCTGTCAGGTGTACCATATGGATTTTTATTAGATGGAAAGTTAGCAGCATCTAAAAATTGTGCAAGAGTTCTAATTCTTACTACTTTTGCACCTTGTAGGTCATTAAATGGTGTTGTAGCATTAACAGTTGCCATAAGACTTGTAATTGTACCCAAAATATTTGAAACAGTAAAAACAGGTCTTGGCAGCCTTCCACGTCCAGAATATTCAAATCCAGTTGCAGTCAATGGATATTTATCATAAGTATTTCCTTGCCAAATAATTGAGGCATTACTATTTAAACCTACACCAGAATGAAATCTTGAAACAGTTGTTGCTCCATGTAATGCAGAATTTAATGTCAATGTAAAAAGTTCAATAATTGACTTGTTAGTAAGTGCTTGAAGTTCTGCTGTAGGTAATCCCATTACGGTTCAAATACCTCCCTAAAAGTGCAACTTAAAATAGCTCTGTTGTTATATGGTATTGTTTTTGTCCATGCCTGACAAACAAACTTCCCAGCACCAGATAAAGTAACTGAAACATTACCACTATTCGTTGCTGAACTAGCTGCTGTTACTGTAAATGTGTTTTGATCGGCTGCCGTTGCAATTGCAAAAGTACCATCAGTTGCAGAGCCAGAAGTATAGTCAATAGTTACAACATCACCAATAGCAAGACCATGATTTGTGATTGTTATAGTAACCGTTGTACCACTTTGACTGTATGTTCCTGTTTTAGTAAAACCCTCTGCTGGTGGGGTAAAATCAAAACTTGCCTGATCGTTAACTCTACTTCTTAAAAACGCTTCTATAACGTCTGACTCCTCCTCAGATACGTTAAAAACTAAATCATATATCTTAGGGTCTTGAGTTAATGGAAGGCCAAATAAAGCCCTAAACTCATATCCATCACCTAAAGCAGTTGTTCTTATCTTTGGGACACTTGCTTTTTTTGTTCCATAAACAGGACTTATGTTTGGAAAAGTTGCCATGTTACCTCGCTAAAATACCGCCAGCTTGTTTTTCTTTTACTAATTGAGCTTGAACAACAAGTCCAATAACTTGACCTAAAGCATTAAGGTCGACATTGTTTCCAGTAGCGGATGCACCACCACCTTCTACATTTACTGTAACGTAATTATTTGTTACCCCACCACCAAGTTTGTTATTTGGAATTATTGTGCCAGGAGAACGAGGAACAAATAGTTCTGGGCCTTTTTCACCAACAACTGAAATTCTATTAACAGGGGGTTGACCACCATTTGCAAAGAAACCACCTAACAAACTGCCCGCTAAATTTCCTAAAAATCCGCCAAAACCACCTTTATTCTGTTTTATTGCAAAACTTTCTCCAAAATTTCCCAATAATTTATCAAGTTGAGCATCAATAATTTTATTTCTGACTCTGTTCAAGACATTTGTCATAGCTTGTCCAAAAGATTGTGCGCCTGTTATAGAGTCTCTTAAATTGCTTTTTATACTTCCTTCAATCTCTTCACCTACAGCAGTCATTTTTTGTCTAAGTTCATCAGTTTGATCTATGGCTTCATCAAGAATTAAATTAGATTCATTTAATGTCTCATTAACGACATTTGCAGCATTATTTGTTTCAATTATTTTTTTTGTTTTTTCTGTTTGCTTTTTATTGCCTTCTTCAATAATTGTTACTTCTTCAAAAGATTTTTTTCTTAATTTTTCTCTTTCAATATTTTGTTTTTTTAAAAGTTCAAACTGTTCTCTAAAAAACTTATTTTCTTCTTTACTTGCAAAAACACTCTCGCCTCTAAATTTAGTGCCGAATCTTGTTGCTGTAAGCTTGGCAGCATCTCTTCTTGCATCCATTTCTGCTTTGTTTACTGCTCCTAGACCTACATCGCCAATATCACCAAATCTTTGAAACAATTTTTCTATGGCGATTACACCTTTTGTTGCAAGATCCAATGCACCTTTGATTGCTGGTGATAATTGATCTCCAATCGTTCTGGCTAAACTTTCAACTGAATCAACCAAAGTTGATAATTTACCATTTAGTGTTGTTGCCTGTGCTGAAGCACCCTCAAAAAAAGCACCACCTTCACTCGTGAGATTTATTAATGCTTGATTAACAGCATCAGCACCTATTTCACCTTTACGCATTGCAGAAGCAAAAGCCTCTCCTTGCTTACCTGTGATTTTTTCAAGTTCAGTTGTTATATCAACTCCTCTCTCTAATAACTGTAAATTTTCTTCTTGTTGTAATTTACCTTTTGCTCTTATCTGTCCAAAGGCTGTTGCAATGCCTTGTAAATCAGCACCAGTAGCACCAGCAACATCAGCAAGCCTTTTTGTGGTGTCTACTAATTCATTAGTTTCAAAACCAAAAGCTTTAAGTCGTTTTGTTTGTTCTATTAATTCACTACTTTTAAATGGAGTAACAGCACCAAAATCCTGTAATTCTTTTATTATTTCATTTGTTTTAGAAAGAGAGCCAGTAAGGACTTCTAAGCTTTTTCTTTGTGTTTCTATATCCGCAGCATTTATAAAAATAAATCTTGTAGCTGCTATAGCTGCCAAAGCCTTTATTAAGGGCATCAAGGATTTATTTAATGTTGCAAATCCACCACTGGCCGATTTTGCAGCCCTACCTGATTCCCTTATTGACCTATTTGATTTATTTAATCTATCTTTTAATTTATCTGTATTTCTACTTAAATTTTTTGTAGCATCATTTACTCTTTTTAATGGATTGATAGCATTTTGCGCATCAACTATTAATCTGACTGTTGATTGTGCCACAAATACAAATAACCTTTATTATATATTACCTTGTTTTGTTCTTTTGACGATTTATTTCTTGTTTTTCCCTATCATTTTTAACTTCATAATATGCAGCCCAATGAATAAGCTCTTCTTCTGTCATTGACTTTCTTAATTCTTCAACAGATTTTCCTAATTCTGATGCGAGAAAAAACTCAAAGTTTAACCAGTTATCTCGCTTGATTCGTTTTTTGCTGTATCTAAATCAACTTGTATATCCATCATAAATAGTTCAAGTTCATTTAATACACTTTCTGGTAAAAATCTCTGTAGATTTTCAGCATCAGCAGAATGAAATGCTTTTGAACCATCTTCATTTTCGGCAATTTGACAAAGGAGTTTTGTAGAAATCGTCAAAGCATCATCTGTTCCAGCAGCAACTTGAGCTTTTTTTCTATCAAATCTTGTTAAAGGTGGAAAATATATTTCTTTTAACAAATCACCATTTGGCTTTTTTAGTTCATATTTTCTTCTTGCTGTCATTACGTCACTGAAAGCCTCAGTGATAAGATCAACAGTTCTTTTGTTTGCCATAAATTAAATGCAAAGTATTCTAAATTTACTATATATCTGAAGTAATTGCACCTGAAGTCTGGAAGGTGATATTTATTTCTTGGATTTCACCAAGTGTTGCTCCATATGTTGCATTAGTAACAATCCCAGAAAAACCAAATTTTTTCGCACTTGCTGAACTATCTGGAAATAATTCAAACAGCGCGTCAGCAGCATCACCTGTAGTTAATACATCCTCAACAAATGATAAATAATCTGAGTTGCCAGCATTGTCATAAATAAGGGTTGCTGAACCTTCACCAGAGATAAGACCACCAACAAAAGTTTTTGAAGTATCACCTTGAACTGTGGTCTCTTGAGTGTCTTTAGTAATTGATAAAGACCAATTTCTAAGACCTGATATATCAGCTTCTGTTCCAGCAGCGTTATGGAACATTATTTTACCGACATCACCTTTTACAGCAGCCATAACAAAAAAAAGAAAGATTTATAAATATATTAACCCTTTTAAGTCTTTTTTACATCTTTTTTTGAATTTTGTTGACTCTCCAAATATCTTTTGCAATTAGGATCCCACATTCTTGAATCTCTAACACCTTTGACAGCTTCGATAGCATCAAGCATTTCTTCAGTTATTTTGAGTTTTGGCATGTTTAAAGTTCCTCAAATATTTCAAAAGTAATTCTGATTTGTGTTTGAAACTTACCTTCTGGACTTGATGTTAGAACTTCAGGGCCAATTGGTGAATCAAAAATTACATTTGAGACTGTAATGTTATTGTAAAGGTCACGCAACCTTTTGCCAATCGTAAGGTTTGACCCTGCCCCAATACCTTCTTCTGTAAATATATTTAAAAGTATTAGTCCAACAATACTATTTGTAGAATTAGCAGAGCCGCCCATAGTTAAGTAACTACCAGACCCAAAGCTTGTTTGACACTGAACAAAGGTATCTTCAGTTGTAGAGTCAAAGGTCATATTATTGAATACAACAGGAATAGCGGGGCTTGAAGCAAGCTCTGTGGCTAACCTAGCTTCTATTGTGGATCTAACAGTATTTAAATCAACAGCAGCCATATACTACCTCCCAAAATTTCTTTGAATGTATTGTTCAAGTTCTTTTGCTATAAGTTCTGGAAACCCAGCAACAGTTTTTTGTCTTGTTCTATATCTGCCACCCCATGATGGTGGTAAGTTTGTCCCAAAACAAACAGGCTCTGCATAAACTAAGTTATTAATTATAGTTCCTTTAAAATCTTCTATTTCTGTTTGCCATGCGTTTCTTAGTTGCCCTCCTCCCTTTGGCTCGCCTTTGTAAACAACTCTAACTGGTGTTGCTTTTTTTACTCTTCTTGTCCATTCCAAAGTAGTTGCAGCAACAAGATCAACAACATCTTCCTCAAAAAAATCGTTTATCTCAGATAATTTGATTTCTCTAGCCATGTTTACCTCAAGATCAGATCAAAACTTACAGGACTATTATTTTGTTCATTTGTTATTACTTGAATAATTTTAAATTCAACACTACTTATAACAACTCTATCTTTTGTCGTAGGAACAAATGTAAGATCACCAGCAGATATAGTAAGCAACTTATCTTGTGATTCAATCAAATCATTGACCTGATTTCTTGAAACATTACTTAATGAACCTTTGATAGTTGTATCAGATGTAGATTCTGTTATTGCTCCAGTAGTGGTGTTATATGCCCCTGCTGTTACCTGTCTGATAGTTACATCACCACCAAGCTTTTTCAGTGAAGCACTAGCAGCTTTTTTTAGTGCATTAGCAAGACTCATAATGAATAAGCTATGACCTGACCACTTGCAAGAGTGATACTTGTGATAACACCTTCAACTTCTGTTGATGCTTTCATTATGATGCCGTTAATAGTTGAAGAACCATTTTCTGTTAAGTTCTCAGCTACAAAAGTTGCTTCAGCATCTGCCAAACAATGAACCTTTCCAAATCTGCCTGTATGGGTTGCAGTATTTGTAATGATTAACCCTGCTGGGTATTGGTAGCCGTAGTTCACTTTAAGACCTCTTGATTGATAAGTTTGCTCTTCCACCTATTC